AGGCCGATGTGAAGCTGGCGACGCACAAGGGTATCAGCCTGGGTTAACCCCAGTCTGACCTTATGCGCTCACCTCGAGAGCGACCCCTAGGGGTCGCAGACAGCCTACTTTATCTCCCTTTAGGAGTAATCTCCGTATGGATCTTCCTCTGGTTATTGTCCCTAGCAGCGGTATTGGGACTTGCAAGCCTGTTCAACTTCGGTTTCACCTCCAAGTGTTCGAAAGAATGCTTCGCGAGGCCCTCGGTGTCGATGCAAAACGACCCTGCGGGCAGCCTGGATCTGACGACCGCCCCATCGGAGGAAACCCCGGTGTATTCGCCGTAGAGTATCTCATCGATTCTCTGATGAGCAAATTCGACGACGGAGAGACTGGAAAGACTCTCAAGGCGGAAGCTGCCTTCAAGAAATTCTTGGAGGCCGAAGAGATCTGCTTTTTCCGAAACCTGTACTTCTCCCAGGATACCACCGAACTCGAAAGAGACTCGGGCCTGAGGGCTGCAAGGCAGCACTTTGCTGACTTGGTCGGAAAGGAAGTAGATCCGGAACGTATCGCCCGTGGTTTTGGGTGGGGCCCAGGTGCTAGCACCCGCCTCGCCCGCCGCAAGGGTGATCACTGCTACAAATACTCGGGTACGCCCGAGGTAACACCAAACGCCTACGCGCTCGGTTGTGCTGTCATTCAGTGCAATCCGCTCTGGAAACAGAGTGTCCCCTTGGGAGGGTTACCCGCTTCAGTGTGGGGTAGTAGGATGGACACAGTCGCAAAAAACTACAAGATCGACCGGACCATTTGCATTGAACCCGACTTGAACATGTTTGTTCAGAAGGGAGTTGGTGCTTTCCTCCGACAGCGCTTACGCGCCAAGGGGGGCATTAACCTCGACTCGCAGGATGCGAATCGTGAAGGTGCCCGTGATCTGTCGCTAGCCACCATTGATTTTTCGATGGCAAGTGATAGTGTGTCTCAAGGTCTTGTGAGGTTTCTGTCTCCAGCGTTCTTGCTCGACTGGATCCAGTGGACTCGTTCTGAGTTCACAGTGTTTCCCGACAAAACTCTTCACCGTTTGTCAAAGGTGAGCAGTATGGGGAATGGATTCACGTTTGAGCTCGAAACAGCGATTTTCCTGTCGCTGGCGCGGGCAGTTGTGCCTCAGTGCGAATGGAGTCGAATATTAGTCTATGGGGATGATGTTCTCCTCCCTGTGGCCTATGCGGAC